GGGAGGAATGGCTGAACAACTTTGATGCCAGCCTGCAGGAACGCGCCAAGAAAGGTATGCCTCAGAAGCTGGGTGGCAAGGATGTTACTCATCTTGAATACGCGCCTGGGTTTGACGCCCATACGTTCGCTATTCAGGCTGCCGGTTTGTCCCGCAAGCAGATGGAGAACATCTTCATGCGCGCGGCACTAGACCATGAGCCTATTGATTTCCCATTAGTCAGGGCTTTGAAGACCAAGGCACTGGAGGAAGAGTATGGCGGACTCGTGGATTTTCGTGAGCCGGAACATGGCTTCGACAAAGTTGGCGGGCATGAGCATCTCAAGCGCTACTTTCAGCGGAAGATTATTGCTCCGCTCAAGAAGGGCGATAAGCGCACATGTTCTCGAGGTGTCCTCCTTACAGGCCCTCCGGGAACTGGTAAGACGGCCATCACTTTGGCTATGGCGAAGGAGGCTGGTGTAAACTTTATGATCGCGCACCTCGCGCGGTTATTTGGAGGTCTCGTAGGTGAAACGGAATCGAACACGCAGAAGTTTATCGAGGCTGCCGATTCCGCCGCTCCGGTTATTGTCTTTATTGACGAACTCGAGTCGGTGCTTTCGGCTGGTCGCACATCTGTTGGTGATTCGGGGACGTCGAGTCGAGTATTCAATAGCATTATGACGTGGTTGTCTGATGAATCAAGGTCTGGTCGTATCGTCGTAGTTGGCGCCACGAACCGTCCGGATTTGCTAGACACCGCTTTGATTCGAAGCGGCCGGTTTGACGCTGTGCTGCCGGCATTGCCGCCCCAGAAGGGAGATGCCAAGGGACGTCTGGAAATCTTACAGGCCCTGACCAAGAAACAGGACTTCAAGTTTGCCAAGGAGTTGGCTGGCACGTTGGAATCCAAGGAGACTGGTCTAGGGAAGTTGCTACATGATGAACGGATCTGGACCGGAGCAGAAATGGAAGTGGTTTTGAAAGAAGCCATTGACAATGCCTGCTTTGCCGGCCGTGGGTCTATCAGTCTTGAAGATTGGAACCAGGCGTTTCATGATGTGCTGCCTTCCACCCGCGAAGTGGAACGGATGATCGATCTGTCGTTGTTATACGTCAATCACTTGGGCTACTGCCCAGAGGATTGGAAGGAACGCGCACAGAACAAGGGTCAGATTATGACCTCCATCAAGACCGGCTACGATGAGGGAACCCTCGCGGAGCCTCGAGACATATAATGCATATCGTGGTGATAGAGAGCAAGGCCCGCTGGGATGAACTGGTGGGCCTTGCTAAAACCTATAAGGATTGGCATAATATCGATAAGTGGAAGGAACCAGAAGATTATCCGACCATCGGAATCATCTCTTCCGAGCGCATGGTAAAGCGCTATGAGAATTTGGGAGACTTCTCCATTGAGATCAAATATATTACCAGGAATGATCTTCTTCGAGTTCTTCTTCCCGCAGGTGGGAAAGAAGATGATTTCGTATCCAAACTAATAGCCTCCCAGTATGGAGCGTTAGAAGAGAGGCAAGTCTAATGGTTTATTCAATTAGCAATGTCGCGACCTGGCAAGCCATCTGTAAGAAATATCGTATCAATGAGTTGGATACTCCATCGAATTGGCCGGTGCTACTTAGTTTTGAACCACCAATCTTTGATGACCCAGATGAAGGCGCAACGAACGTCTCTGTCATTCATGTGGAGCAGGCAGCCAAGTTTCTCTCTATTTGTTCGCCAAATAGACTGGTCGCTATCGACGCCAGCACGAGGATGAAACTCAATATCGCGTTAGGTGGTGTGCCAGTCGGCACTAAGGAAAAGATTAATCCAGTTCTCACTCCAAAAGTTTATACTGCTCAGGATCAGATGGGAAATCTGACTACCATCTCTGGTTTTCCTCCGACCGTTTCATTCAAGGTTGGGGATTCTGTTCAGTTCAATAACAATCTATATACGATAACGGCCGTGGCCAGTGCGATAAATACCACGAACCCTATAACAGGAGAACAGGGTATGATAGAAGTAAAGGATGATGAAGCTCCGGATAGCAATATCCCTGGGCTGACCGAGATTCCTCTGGATCCCGGCAAGTTTGCCAAGAAGGATCAGATTGCCGACATAAGTGATACCGAAGAGCACGTTCTAGATGACGAGCGCGATGTCTAATGTATTCCAGTTATAGTTGGATGACGCCCGAGCAGTATGCGAAAGCGTCCAAGGAAGCTTGGGCAGCGCATGATAAAAAGGCTATGGATCTCGACAAGGTACGGGGAATACAGGACGATCACTCATGCTCTGATGCTTTTTCGGTGGCTGGAAGTCCGGATGATAATACGTCGGCGCAGGAGTGGCCTGCATCTTTTATAGAAGAGAGAGAAGTCTAATGGGTGAGTATAAGATTAACCAGTGGAATGAATATACAAGTATCCCTCAGTGGGATAACCCCGACGCTATTTATCCTTGGGAGCCGACGCCTAAGAAGTCTCCATTTCCTCATCCTATGAAGGGCCCATCAGCCGATGAACTGGCTAAGTTCCTTGAGGATATGGAGAAACTGGCTGAGACTGAGAAGAAAAAGAAGAAGGCCAAGCCTAAACCCAAGCCGAAGCCTAAGGCAAAGAAACAGAAGAAACAGAAACTCGAGCCCGCTCCTACGCATCAGGATGATACAATAGAAGAGAGGCAAGTCTAATGTCAATAAAGATTGCGACGTGCGTCCCTTTCACGATTAGGTATGCCGGCCCACAAGATCACCTTAGTCCTTGTGACTTTTGTGGGAAAACGGAATATGTGCATGGAAGGCCGGTCCATTTGTATCATGCGCCAAAGCAGTATGAGCACGATCTGGTTGCCAGTGGGTTCATGTGTTTGGATTGTATTTATAAGGTAACAAAGGACTTTGGGATGAGCGTCTGGGAAGCGGAGCTTCCAAAACAAGAAGCGGTTAGTCCGGTAATGCCGACGCCCAAAGCAGAGCCTGAGCCAGAAGTCTTTCCGATCGATGATTTCGCAATGGAGAGGGAAGTATGATCTGCTTGTGTATGATGGTCAAGAATGAGGCGGAGAGGATTCGCAAGGCTTTACAGTCTGCTGCGCCGTTCATCGATCGTTGGTTGATTATTGATACAGGATCGACGGACAACACTAAGTCTATTATTTTGGAGGAGATGCAAGACATTCCCGGTAATCTTATTGAGCGGCCGTGGGTTAGTTGGAATCATAACAGAAATGAACTCTTGGATCTCGCGCGCAATACCGGGGCGGAGTTCTATTTAGTTTTGGATGGAGACCAAGAGATTGTTCCTTTACAGGCTGGGCGATTATTCTTATGCGCTGACCTTGTCTATTGGGCTCGACATGTTCAAGACACAACGGAATTCAGTAAGCCTTTTATTCTACCATCCAAGTTCCACTGGCATTATGTGGGAGAAACTCATGAGTATCTCACTTGTGAGCCTAATAATCCAGTTCAATCAACCGTGCCGTTGATAATCAAAGAGTCCGGCCGTACAAAGACGACGGAATACTTTCTGAAAGATGCTGCTATTCTGGAAAAAGCCCTAGCAGTTGATCCTACCAACGCCAGAAATGTCTTCTATCTTGCTCAAAGTTATAGGGATGCTGGCGCCACCAGTAAAGCAATTGAGCTTTACTTACGGCGGGCGACAATGGGCGGCTGGAAAGAAGAGACCTGGTATTCTTTATACCAAGTAGCCGTCTTGGAAATCAAGCGAGGGGATGATAGGAACAAGATTATCGCCGACTTCCTGTGCGCGTATGAGTTCAATCCAAAGAGGTCTGAGTCTCTGGGTGCCTTGGCACAATATTGCCGCGGAGAGGGGTTGTATAACCTGGCCTACTTGTTTGCCGAGAAGGCCTGGCAGATTTCGCTCCCAGATGAGAAGCTCTTCCTGGATAAGAGTTACTATGAGTGGCGGAACCAAGATGAATATGCCCTCGCGGCCTATTTCTCTGGCCGTTTTCATGAGGCAGCCAACGCTTGGGCGTCGCTATTGAATAGCTTCCGAGAAGGCCAGCGCCTGCCGGACGTCGAAAGAGATAGAGTAAAGAAGAACTTGGAGTTCGCGAGGAAACTTGACATATAAATGGGAAGTTCTCAACACGCGATCTTGGAAAGTGACTCAGGTCGAGACAGGTAAGCAGGTCATAGTCGCTTTGAATATGATGGGAGAGCACGTTTTCTCTTTGAGACATGGCACAACTATGATATCCTATACATGTGACGATCGGACTGAGATTGAACACATGCTGGATGCGAATTTATGAGGAGCAACATGGAAGATAAGAAGAAGAAGGCGCCCAAGAAGGCGAAGAGGACACCAAGTCCCGGTGAGCAAATCTTCAAGGCAAAAGCAGTCACTACTAGCAAGGCTTCTCGAGGTTTTACGACTAAGAAGCCGCCTAAGGCTCACTTGAGTTATCCATTATAATGAAGCAATATCTGGTAGTCTATATGTCCGAGCCGGGTGAGCGTGGTTCATTAGGCGATGGCGTCACTGATGTTCAGGTTGAAGAGATTGTCCGCGCTCGGACAGATGAACTAGCCCGCACGAAGATAATCAACGAATATGGTATTGAAGGTGTGCGAGTTTATAAACTCAGCAAGAGGTTGAGACTAAAATAATGGAAACAGTAATGATTTGTGTTGGGCTGCTGGTTATTATTGGCAGTCTGGTTGGGATAGGGTTTTTTATTGTAGCCATGGCCAAAGCCGCTACGAGGGAGAAGCATGGGTAAGTGTCCTGAATGCGGCAGCGATAGAAAGAGTTTCAGGAAGAGATTACCCGGTGATCCCCTGGATTTCTCGCAACATGATTATTGGTGCGACAATAATTGGCACGCAAC